ATTTGCGGTATCCGCATATAACTGGACAGGTATCTGTCTAGTCCCAACGAACGACGGCGTATATTGCGCCGATGTTGGGTTAAATAAACCTAAACCGTTTGAAACGGGTAAAGAATGGACCATAGTTTTGTCCACTGTCACACGTATCTTAGAAAAAGAACAATGTGACAGACCCGAATACTCAACAGTGCCACCAGTGCCTGTTTTATAGTACGGGGTTGGAGGACCTTGAAATTCAACCATAAAATCGATTGAACCGGCCTTACGATTAAAACCTTCAAGTTTCAGCTGATTATAATCAGCTGCAGAATGTGAACGCCCGAAATTACGCGTAAACGCATATTCCACTTGATCGGAAGGTTTAAGAACAAAAGTTCTAACCGTTAATATACGGTATGTGTTGCTAAAATACTGCGACATACCTGGTGTTGACTGCGGATGCAGGTTTGTATAGGTATTAACGTTACCCGTTATACCTGCAATAGGCTCGCTAGCCGTAAAAGTAACGTTCGCCTGGTTCATAACGGCAGAGGCAGTACCACTGCCGGCGCTTAGGTTATACCAAGCCACCTCGGGCGAAAAGCTAGTATCAACTTTCGCCTGAACCGTATATATTTTTACCGTACACGGTAAAAAAGAATTAGTATTCATAACTTTTATTACTGATTTCCACGACTGAATCGGGAAGTAATAGTCGATATCGCCTGCTCCTAAAGGAGGCATGTCAGTAAGAGCACCAGCAGTGCTACCAACTGGCAATAAACTCTGCTTTAGCATCAAGGCGGTATCGTACAACGTTTCACCAAAATTAGATGTCTGGTAAATACTGTCATTGACAAGCGTAGTATCAATTTGACCGTAAAATGGGGCTAAAGCCAAATTTCGATAAGGGTTATATATGCCCTTAGAGTTTAAACCGCTGTAAGCGTATACACGATTGTAAATTGATTTTTCTGTAGAAAAATAATTTACGGAAGTTGTACCATAAAGTTTCTTAGCTAGAATTAGCTTAGCATCTTTAGGTCCATCATAATAATTATCTTTAAATTTTATTATACGTCCGGATGAATCTCCGACATCCATACCGACATAGGTACCCCTAAGGGCACCTATTCCTTCTTCGTTCGCGATCACCTTGGCATCAGTTGCTCCCGGGGACACGCGTTTCATACCGCCGATGTTACTGGCTATCTCCCCGGCTTTATTGAGAAGATAGCTATCTTTACCCTTAATAAGATCGTTTACGATCATTAAACGGACTAGACCCACAGCACCCATCTTAGCAGGGCGCACAGATGGCACCACATCAATAACGTCTTTGGCAGCCTCTGCTGCATACTTTGATACAGGTGGCATCTTAGAGGTTGTTGGCATCCTCTTTGCAGAAGTCGTCTTCCCTCTAGCTGGGGTATACCCGCCAGGCGAAAAGCCACCCCTAGTTCGTAACACTTTTTTTATCATGAAAAATTTTTTCTCCTAGAGTAGGAGATTTGAGCCCTCGCGGGGTCGCTCCCTCAAATCTCTATATTAATCATTATATTATTATATAATGGAATACCTGGAATTGAACTATATAAATATAGTTATCTAATCCCTGGGTATGGGCGACTCTCCATGTCATTGTATGATACGTAGTTCTCCCATGTCAAGGTTACCGCTTCATCAAAAGGGTAACGCGTTATCTTAAGGAGTTTCCATCTATCCGAAGATAGCTGGGAATATAAAACATTGTCAGATTTTATATCCACATTTGTCATGACAACTACCGTAGCTGTGTCATACAAATTAATGGCATACTTACCACCAAAACTTGAAGTAAGCATACCGTTTTTTAAATTTTCGCACAGCTTAAATAAATCGAACCACGAATTCGTAGTACGATTTCCGCGAGGCACGTCTAATAAATAGAGCGACTTCGCGGGCTGATTAGCAAGTGCGGCTAATGTACGCTCAAGAGTATTCTCGATCGGTACATATATCGCATTTGAATTATAGAAAAGTTGTTTCTTAATCCACTTTGATTTTCCAGCTCCGCCCACTGGATCGTAAACGACAATCACTGTACGATCGCTTTCACTATTCAAGATTATTTTGTCAAGTTCAGCTTGCCATGCATATTTAGGATTCGTAGAATCCATACACTCGATATCACGGCCATCGTATATAGGTGGGAAACATCTAAACGTTCCCGGCACCCTTGACTCATCCTTCTTTGTATATTTGAAGGAATTGACGAAATCTTGTTCCGGTGAAACCGTAACAAGAGTGAGCCAATGCATAGCATAGTTCAATGGAACCGAACGGGTTACCATTATCCAGTCGACGAACATCTTCAAAAAGAGTTTCTTCGTCTTCTTTTTTCGCAGGGAAAGCCTCCCCTGAAAGTGCACTCTTTGCCCTGCGGTATATTCTTGTTGAAAAGACCATACCTTGGCATGTTCTGTGAGAAATGCTTCGAGCATCTCAATTGTTACCAATTGATACGCCGAGATCAAATTATGTTTTAGTTTATATTCTTCAGTAAAATCATCGAATATTGTAAACACATAACGCCATTTAGAACTGTCTTGAGTCATAATTTTTATTTTTAAATATATATATTTAAGGGTCTACAATCTGTGGTTGAGCAGATTGACGTGTTTCTGCTGAAAGAATAGGAATCACGTATTTGCCAGGAGTCGTAGTACTCGCTGTAGCAAACATACTATAATTTGCGGTATCCGCATATAACTGGACAGGTATCTGTCTAGTCCCAACGAACGACGGCGTATATTGCGCCGATGTTGGGTTAAATAAACCTAAACCGTTTGAAACGGGTAAAGAATGGACC